ATGGGGCAATATCAAGGAATGGGAACCGGTGGTGGCGGGGGTGCAGCAACACAACAACAACCACAACAACAGCAACAACAACAGCAACAACAGCAACAACAACCACAGCCACCAATGGGAACAATAGTTGGTAATGTATTACCACAACAAACACCACAACCATTAACTCAGAACCAACAAATTCAAAGACCAGGCGGTTTTATTAGTCAAAGGCGACTAGGTAAAGAACTTAATCGCCACGACCAATTTGTGAGGACTATGAGTGAAATAGACAACAAATGGAAAGAACGAATTGGGTTTGCAAACCAATACAAGGAACAAGATCCCGATACATACGACAGATTAATCAACGAAGCTTGGGATGAAAATGATCGAGCCAGGCAAGCATTAAATCAAGCCTATGGTTATGAACCCGGTTATGGAAGAAATCAATCCAGAATTGAAAAGAAAGTAGAAAGAAATCCCCGATACAGTGGTTGGCAAGATTTAAGTATGGATGATTTAAGACAACTACAATCACAGAAACGCCCAGGACTTCTCAGGCGACAAGCAAGACAACAGGGGCGACAGGAAAGACGAGCTGGTCGCAGACAAGCAAGACAAGCAAACGGGGGTATGTTGCAACAACCAGGAGCCGCACAACAACAATCCCAGGCTGCATCAGAAATGAGCAGACCAAACAAGGCAGCAATCATTATGGGTGCTTTGTCCAATATCTTTGCCGGGCGAGATCCGGTGCAAGGCACAGCGGCTATGCAGCAGCAAATGGTGGCGATGCAACAATATGAGCAACAACAAGCTGAAACTGCAAGAGAGAAAGCCCAATGGCAAGCATTGATAGACAATCCAGAAACACCAGCAGCAGAGAAAGATGTCTTGAAAAGAATTGGTTCACAAAATCTTGCTGCGTTTGCGATGGCAAAATATGAAATGGAATATACACCAAGAAAATACTCAGCAGTTTATAATGAATGGTTGGATGCAAAATCGACTGGTTATACAGGTTCATTTATAGACTATAAAGACAAATATGGTTTGACACTGGTAGAAAAACTCCTGATGCAGTCGAGTGGTAATTTTCCGCAAACAGCAGAAACACAGGGGCAAGGTGTTCCACAAGGCTTTACAGGAACAAGCACACAATGGACTGAATTTAAAGCGAAAAATCCAGATCACACAGACAGCGACCTAATTGAGGCATGGAATAAACAATATCCATAGTGGAAAAATATGGCACATCAAGAAAGAAAGCCAATAGTTTTTCCTGAGAAAAAAAAAGAAAAACCACCAATAGTATTTCTGTCTGAGAAACCCAAAATAGTATTTCCAGATGAAGAACCAGGTTGGTTCACAAAAATCTTTGGCGGCGCAGCCAGGGATGTCATTCAAGGAACAGCTGATCTTATAGAAGATGTTAGCCCCGGGTTTGCAGCTACAGACCCTCTCCTTGAACTAAGGATGCAAGAGCTGAACATTCAACCAGAAGAAATCAAACTTAATATTCCCGATCTTCCAGTTGTTCCAGAACCAGAATCTACTGTCGGCAGTATAGTCAGGGATCTAGTTGGATTTGCTCTCCCTTTTTCCATTGGAACAAAAATTGTTGGTGGTTATAAAAGCGCTAACTGGATTGTTAATGCTCTTAAATCCGGTGGTGTTGGTGCTGCTGCCGAACAAGTTGCGTTCAGCCCTTACGAACAAAGACTGTCTAATTTAATTCAAACTTATCCAAAGTTAGCAAATCCTCTAACTGAATATTTGCAAGCTGATCCCGAGGACACAACTGCCGAGGCTAGACTCAAAATGGCAATCGAGGGAAGTATTCTTGGTCTTACTTTAGATACTTTTATTCAAGGCGCAAGATCGTTTAAAGCAAAACAAAAAGTAAGAGGCGAAGAAAAAGCAGTTTCAAAAGAGGCAGAAACTCTTAAAGAAACAGCTGGCACTCCAGAATATACAGGACAAATAGATACATCAACTGTAGGAGTTGCAAGAGCCAGGGCATTAGCTGGTGAAACAGCAGCAGCAGCATATCAAGGTGCTGCAAGACCGGTGTCACTAAAGACACCAACCAAAAAAGCACCTAAGAAAAAAGATTACTTTGGCAATCGTTTTGAGGTTGATCCCAACACCGGTGTAATCAGGGCAGTATTTAAAAACAAAAAGAAAGGCGATAAAGACTTTACAATTGTGCCACAAGAAGATGGTACTTATTCTGTTACGGAGAGGCGACAGCTCAACAATGATGAGCTGGATAAACTATTCAGCGAGGGCGCAGAATTTAATACAACCACTCAAGCTGGCAGAGAGGCAATACGAACAGCTAGAGCTGCCAAAATTGATGTACCCTTTGAAACTACATTCCCAAATCGGAGAGCTGCTCAAGATGCAGTTATGGATATTGGTAGCCCAGGCAGACTTCCAAAGTCGTTAAGATCACCAAAAAAACCAACTGCTCTAACCAACAAAAGAATTTCAGCTCAAAGTTTCTTACGAGGAAAGGGCGGCTTTGACCAATCAGAGAAATTTCAAGAGGAATTGTGGAGAGCTTTTCCAGAACCTCACATACAACAAAAATTCGATCAGTATGGGAAAACAAGCATGGCTGAATCTGTGCCTCTTTGGGCTAGAGCATCAAAAGATGTTGGTGGCATGAGATCAATGCACGATCTTACTGAGATTTTTATGGAAAGTGAGGCACTCGGCCACCATTACAAAGGAAAAGGAGATTTAAGTGGCTCAAAACTGGATGAGATAACAGAAGATTTGCTGTATAGAGATCAACTAGATGCAACCCAGGCACAAGAACTTGAAAATTGGAACCGGATAGTAGAGGGGCAAGAGCAAATTATTGAAATGCTTGAATCAGCTGGTCACAAACCAAAAAGGATGAGTGATGAGCAAGTAGATATTGCTTTAAGGAAGATAGAAACAGACGAAGATACTCTTGCTAGACGAGCTGAAACCGAGGAGGGATTTACGCGGGAATCAGAAAGGTTAAGAGCTGAAAGAATTGCAGCTGAAAGCGAAAGACTTGGACAAGGCTTGAGTCTTAGGGAAAGTACCCAAATGCAAAGAGAGGTTCCAAGAGCAGTCAGAGAGGCAGAGGCAAAACGCTATGTAGAACTAGAGCCAGATGACAGCATAGGCAAAGGCGCACCATCCATTACCCAACCCACGATGGCTGGAAACATAAACCTTAGAAACATAAACACAACCGATGAAATAAAAAATTTAATCAATCATGTTGCAGAAAACAACAATATGTTTATGGAGGCCAGGAGAGGTGTAATGCGCATGGGATCTAAAGGCGAAGAACTCAGAATCTTGGCAGAAGAAACCGGACTCACACCAGAAAAATTAATCAAAAGAAAAACAGGAGTGGCGTTCAATGCTGAAACTGCTTACGCAGCTCGCTTGATCCTGGCACAATCTGCAAAAGAAGTTGTAGAGCTGGCTAAACGAGCAACCAGAATTGGTAGCTCGGAAATAGATTTATTAAATTTTGAAAATGCCCTTGCTCGTCATGGGGCTATCCAGGAACAAGTTGCCGGCATTACCGCAGAGGCGGGTAGGACTTTAAGAAGTTTCAAAGAAATAGCCGATTCAGAGGGATTAGTCAAAGACAAACTTATGAGAGATTATCTGGCGAAAAGGGGTGGCGATGAATCAGTAAGAACGATTGCCGAGGGTGTAGCTGCTTTTGATTCTGTTCATCAAGTTACCAAGTATGCCGATGAAATTTATACACCGAATTGGTTGGATAAGGTTCAAGAAATATGGATCAACAGTTTGCTTTCCAGCCCATCAACCCACCTTGTTAATATAACTTCAAATACTATTGTCGCTTTAACCAGACCACTTGAATATTCAATCGCAGCTGCGATTGGTGCAATCAGAAGAAACCCTGACCGGATCACCGGTGGTGAAGTGGTAGCAAGAACGCTGGGAACTGCGTATGGTTTTTTTGATGGGGCCATTGCCGCAGCCAAAGCATTACGAGATCCTAGTGCAGTTACCGATTATCTGACCAAACTAGAACTAAGAACGCAAAAAGCTGTTGGCGGTAAAGTCGGCGAGGTAGTTAGATTGCCAGGTAGAGCATTGGTAGCAGAGGATGTGTTGTTTAAAGCTGTTGGTTATCGCCAGGAACTTTGGGGGCAAGCAATAAGAAAAGCATCCAGAGAGGGAAAAGGATTGAAAAGAGCCAGGGAAATAGTGAGAAATCCCGATCCAGAAATACGCATGAAAGCTATCGAGGAGGGCAGATACCAAACCTTTACCAATGCACTAGAGGGATTTGGAAAATCATGGCAGAGGTTAATAGGAAGAAAGCCAGGGTTACGTTTTCTTACTCCTTTTGTAAGAACTCCCTGGAACATTGTTGCGTATGCCTCGGAAAGAAGTCCTTTCTTTTTTAAAGCATCAAGAAGATACAAGGATGCGATGAAAGCTGGAGGCGCAGAAAAAGATTTAGCCAGGGCAAAGCTGGCATTGGGAACAAGTGCCACCATCGGGGTAGCTCTATTGTCCAAAGACGGAACCATTACCGGCAGAGGGCCATCAGACTATCGAGAAAGACAAGTATTAAGAGGAACAGGTTGGCAGCCCTATTCGATTAAAATTGGTGATACTTATTATGCCTACAATCGTTTCGAGCCTCTTGGTATTTTGTTTGGGGTTGCAGCTGACTTAACCGACATATCATCATACATTGCCGAAACTGATGATCCATTGTGGGAGGAAATAAATTCTATTGCAGCCATGTTAGGCGCATCGGTAGCAGAGAACCTAACCAACAAAACATTTTTACAAGGAATAAGCAGCGTACTGCAAGCGGTTAATGATCCAGACCGCTATGCAAAAAGAACCATACAAAGATTCCTTTCCAGTTTCATCCCCACCGCTGCTTACTACGCAAGAAAAGGCACTGATCCTTATGCAAGGGATGTTAGAAGTACGATGGATTCTTTCCTAAACCGCATACCTGGTCGATCAGATGAACTCCCTTACAAACGAAACATACTGGGTGAGCCACGAAAATATGCCAAAGGGTTTGGCGGTATTTACTCTCCACTCAATGTGTCTAAAGAAAATCAAGACCAGGTGTATGAGGAATTTGTAAAAATAGGCTATACACCAACCATCCCCAGCAGACAAATAAGAGGAGTAGATTTAACATCGGAACAATATGATGAGCTACTTTCACTTCAACAGAACCAGCTGGCGTTACGTGCAAAATTACAAAACGTAATTAGCAGCCCTAGATGGAAAAACTTTAACAATTATCAAAAAGAACAAACGCTGGATGCGATCATCAGCGCCTCTCAAGAGGCAGCAAGAAACTTAATGTTGGTTAGATACCCAGGATTGTTGCAACAAGAGGCAAAAAGTTTATTGGATAAAATAACTCAATAAAGGAGATAAAGCTCATGGCAAAAGACGACAGATGGATGCAAAAATTAAACCTTAAAAAAGGTGCGTTACGCAAGTCTTTGAAAATCAAAAAAGGAAACAAGATTCCTTTGGCTAAGTTGAAAGCTGCTGCTAAAAAACCAGGTAAGTTAGGGAAACGAGCAAGACTGGCTTTGACGTTTAGAAAATATCGCTAGACGAAAAACTTAAAAACTATATCAAAAAAAGGGGGTGAGTAAGTTGGAAGAAGTAAAAAGAAATTATTGGTATCTAGGACTAAGCGAAACATTCAGAGATCGCTTTATCAACACGACAGTAATGGTACGCGCAAGAAACAAAAAATACCTAGACAAAAAACTTAAAGATCACATCAAAGATTAAATAGGCTAACAGCAACCGATACCCTTTCCGGTAATGGTCAAGTTGTTCTTCCAATGAAAGTATATAATCGTTCTTCTGCACAGCGAGGTTTAACATGGTGTAGGTGAGTGATAATTAACTCAATTAGCAAGTATGAAGTAATATGCTTTACTTTTCAAATTCGTTGATTATTTCTAATATTTTCAGATAACCCTTGCTGTCTTTTTGAGTGTCATCATCGTCGGTGTTGTTGAACATTCTTATATCCTTAAATATCTTCATCATTACCACACATTGTTGCGGTGATAAATCGACATCAACAACACCTGACCAGGCTTTTGATAGCTGTCTGAAAAATCGAGCTGGATGTCCATAACGCAGACCGCGCTCATGAATAAGCTCATCAACAGAGAAATCGCTGTCTTTCACTACTTAACGAATACTGATTCAGTTTTGTTCTCGTCAGTTTCAAACTCTTTGATCGCTGGTACAATATGCCTTGTCAACAGAGCTTTGCTGACCACATAAGCAACCCGCAAAGGATCGTTAAAGTGTTTTTTGTCTATTTCAACCATCAGGTTTTCTATTGCACTTAGATTGTTCATATCCTCTTTTAACTGGTCATTAAAAACATCAGTCGATGCAGAGAATTTATCTCCAATCTCGTTTGTCCACTCAAAAGGTTTCTGTTCTTCTACTTCTTCAGTCTTAACTTCATCAGCCATTTCTTACTCCTCGTTTATTGATTTAGAAATTTCGTTGCCAGCATCCATAGCGTTTTGGGTTGCTGTGTCATCCATGATGTGCATATAGCGCATGGTTGATTGAATACTTTTATGCCCCAACAGGTTGCCCACTTCTTCCCTCGATACTTTTTTTGATCTGAAAGCATAGGAGGCAAACGTATGTCTGAGATCGTGCAGACGAATATCACTGCATCCAACCTGATCGCGTATCGAATACCAGAGCTTGTTCGGTTTGTTGATGCCAATGATCTTGACGTTATCCCCTTTTCTCTCCAGGCTATTTATAATTGCCATAGCCTGATCGCTCAAAAAGATTTTCCTCGCATCATCCTTATCATCGGTTTTATGTTCTTTAAGAATTATGAAGTTGCCCTGGAGGTTTCCCCATTTTGCTTTGGCTATTTCAGAAACCCGACAACCGCTAAAGATAAGCAGTTTTATAAAGGCAACACTCTTTTTATTTCTAGGGTTTTTTGCTTTCTCGTTTAAAGCCTCAAAGATATTCTTTAGTTCGTCTGTGGTGCAATATCTTTTTCTTTCAATCTCTCGGTTCTTTTTTATTCCCTTGCATATATTAACCTCAACAATCCCATTCTCGACTGCCAGGTTATAAACAGCAGCGAGTATGCCAAGCACCCGATTGGCTACAAAGGGTGCGCGATCCGTAATCTTGTTAAACAGTTTGATGATCTGCGGTCTTTTAATCGAGTCTATTTTTTTATTACCGAGAGCAGCTCTCACATTGTTGGTGTAAAAAGACTCAATGTTGTCAACTGTTTTCCTGTTTCTTCTAACCAGGTCAGCAACATACAGGGCAAAAACGTCATCTAGGCTATTCATTATAATGATTCTATTGTTTGTTCTAGTTTCTTTATCTTCTTTCTTAGTTTCTCGTTCTCTTTACGCAAACTGTTGGCGATGATTTCAAAATGTTTTACCTCTGAGTTGTTTGCTGTGCCATATCCCCAAGCCTTGCGAGTCGAATAAGTTTCCTTTTTAGTCATCGGTTTCAACCACTATCATCTGTCCATTTCTATCATCGAACGTGATGCGATTATCTTTTTTTAAAAGATTGATTCTCCCATTGATACTTCCAATCGGAATTTTCATCCATTTTGCCAACGCCTTTCGAGTCGGGGTATGACCATGTTTTTTACAATACTTGAGTATGGATCTGTAAGTTTCATTTGCGGTTTTCTGGCGGGTAAAACTGGTTATCCCGCTATAAAGAATGTTGTTGGTGTCATCCGAGTAATTCATTTTTAACCTCTTTAATGGATAACTTACTGGATCGAATGGTGTATGCGGGTTTGGCGGGCAAGATCCTTTCCGGTTTTGCCTTGTAAGTACGACTGCCATAAATAACATTAAAGTTTCCACACCTGGCGTTTTTGTTTTCTTTCATTTGTTCCTTGATAGCGGTTTCATGCTCGTCAATCGTTTTCTTGTACTCTTTTATCGTTTGCTCATAGTCTTTGATTTCTTCAATACGCCATTCAAAATCATCATCTTTCAGCTCAACCTGTTTATCCCTGGCATTGGGCCAAATAAAATCACAATCCTTTGAATTAACAGGATCGTAGTAATCCTTTTCCTTTACCCGCCTATCGAAATCAAGAATGAGATCGCTCAAAAACTTGGCAAACTCAGGATCTCGCTCATAGACATAAACATAAGGATCGTTTTGATAATTGACTGTGACCATGTACCAGGCTAAACCAAGAATCTCACAAGCTGTTGCAGCTTGCATCTTGCCCCGCCATTCGGGTAATACATTTCCATCGGGAAACATACCGGTCATTTTGTTTTCAATAACTCCTTGCCCGATTAGGTACAAGGTGTCGTCATTGGGGGTGTAGATATTCCTGGCTGGATCTGATCTTACAGGAAAGCGTTTATGCCCGACATTGTATAAACCATCCAGACTGCAAGATACTGGTAATGTTTGATGGTTAAATGGTTTATCAAATGTCCAATCAAAAACGATGTCGTTGATCGGCAAGCCAAGCAATTCCAAACCCATTTCCATACCAGTTCTTTCTGCCTTGTTGCCCCACAGGATGCGGTTGTTCATTTTTATTTCCTTGCGTGGTTTGCCCTCGGTTGCATCAATGCAGAATTGAAGTGCCTCACTCGGAGATTGCCAGGGGTTCTCACCCGCTATTGCAGCCACCAAAGAGGCGCTCGCCTGATTGTCTGGAGTTAGTTTTCCATCAGCCATGTTGGAAGAATATATCTTTGAGTCTTGTCTGTAAAGTATATGTATAAAAAAATATATAAATGTTTCTTCTTAATAATGAATGATTTAGCTTGAAACCTATAATGAAATAGCATCTAATATAAAAATCAATATTTTCCCCGGAGGCTCAAAAAAAATGAAGTACCCTGATTACTCATCCGAAACACTAACCGAAAGCGAAAAACGCTACACTAAGGCTGTATGGGTAGATAAACACCTACACAGCGAGCTGGCTGCAATGGCTGATATTAAACAACAAACCATGCGCGTAGTGGTAGAGAATCTCCTTAAAAAAGGACTAAGGGATGTAACCGAAAGGAATGGTTAAAACCGGCAAGACATCACGCACCAAAGGACATAACTTTGAAAGACTTATCTGCAATAAGATCAACGCAAAAATGGTTGAATCTGATCTACCTTATGAGGTTAGCAGGAATCTCGATCAAACCAGGGATGGAGGATCAGACATTGTTGGACTCCATAATTACACCATCGAGTGCAAGCGATACGCCAAAGGCTGTCGACCACAAAAAGCCTGGTGGGATCAAGTAGTGAAGTCAGCTGACAACACCATACCTTTATTGATATACAAATTTGATCGCAAGCAAATCGAGGTACAATTTCCGGTGATGCTGTTCTCCTTTCAAGATGAGCTGCAAAAATCATTTGGAAATTTTCACGCCAGGATGGACTTTGTTGAGTTCCTTTATTTGTTTACCTGTCTGCTAGGGGCGCAGAATGATGCCAGGCACGTTTGAGGAATTTCTGGAGTTTTGTAAGTGGATGTGGGAAGAACACGACAAATATGCCAAAAGCAAAGGGAAAGAAAGGATTTCATTGGAAGAATACAAAAACAAAAGGTTTCACTCGTTGGTAAAATTATTCAACGAAAGGGTGTTCCATTGAATCCAAGACTACAAGATTTCTTAATGGCTATTGCTAGTTTTCTGCTAGTACTGGCTCTAATTTTATTCATAAATTTTTAACAAGGAGGTAAATTATGGGTATTTTATTTAGTAGCGATGATAGTTCGTATTTCATCAGGTATATGGCGGGAAACGATACATGGGTTGCTGGCGAGGAGGTGATTGATGTAAAGAAATTTCTCTGTGATCCAGAATCCATCAGGACAGGATGGGGAAAAATACAGAAAGGCCTGTCGCCTGTTTGGTTTTGGAATGATAAACCGCAAGTTTGGTCATCTCGACCAGGCAAAGAGGCTGGAATCAAAAGCGAAGAAGAATCCACTGAATTTAAAATGGGTTTCAAAGTGGATATGTTCAGCTCATCTTTTGGTTTACGCACCTGGTCATCAACCGGCAAAGGTGCAAGAGAGGGATTTGAGGCTTTGTATGTAGCTATTCTCACTGGTCTTGATGACAACAAAGGCAAAGTTCCTGTAGTTGAATACACCGGCTCTTTAGCGGTAAATGTAGGCGGTTATGGGGCAACCACCAGGCTACCTCAATTCAAGATCGAAAGATGGATAGAAACTACCGAGTTTGACATTACTGATGAAATCTTAAATGCAGAACCGGAAGTCGCAGCAGATACAGATTTCGATGACGATATTCCCTTTTAAATGGGTCGGGGGATAAATTTACTTGTGTCTCAAACTATGGTTAGTATCTCCCGATTCAACTAACTAGCCTTTCGGTGGCGGGGTTGTTCTTCTCCTGTAGCTGTTATCCAGCCCCGCCATCTCTAACTTGGATATTTAATGATTGATATACAGAAACATTCACGCCAAATTGCCCTGGCATTATTGGGTGAACACAATACAAAGAAATCAACTGCTGACGAGCTGCGTTGGGGAACCAATGGATCGCTGTCGGTAAACATAAGAAAAGGAACC